AGCTCACGGTGCACCGAAAGCGTTATCAGCGTAGAATATTGCAGGAGGTAAAGTTTATGTTTCAACGTAGACCTTTCCGAGCACAGTATTTAGTGCAATGGAATGCCCGACAGAGCATCGATAATCCCGAACCTTTAGTAGATAAGGTAGTCGAGGCTGTACTGTACCAACAGGGTATCCAGTTCGAGCACACGGATGAGTATCGTAACATTTACTCATACGACAAGCTATGTGAACAACTCGAGCACTATGACCGTGATTACTATGTGCGTAAGGATAATCCTTATTTGAAAAGCGGTCTCTCAAACGCGTTTAGGATATTCGCATGTCCAGACGACAAGATGAAGCTTAAAACTGTTGACCTTTATGGTACAGTTGCTGAACTGATGTCAAAGCTCCAGATACGCGGAGATAAGTCAGCGGGGTTAACAGCTTACGGTGAGACGAAGGCTGAAGCTTTCACAATCGGGGTAGATAAGGCACTTGATATTCTAACGAATAATAAGGCTCCCCAACCGTGTTTAGCTGGCGTCAGAACTCAACGTAAGGGAAAAACAAGACTTGTTTGGATGTATCCGTTAGAGATGACAATTATCGAAGCTGTGGTTGCCAGACCACTAATCGATTACTTTATCGGAATCGAACATGTCATGACTTTCGGCGACTTTAGTCATGAGACAGGTATGCGTTTGCGTCGCAGCGCAAGTAATATAAAATACCATTATTCAATTGACTACAGCCAGTTTGATGCCACAATTGGGCCATTATTTATCCATTATGCATTTAATGCATTTAAGACATGGTTCAATGTAGATGACAAAGTCTATGGCGATGTTACTGTTGGAGATGTATTCGACTGCATCGAAAAATACTTTGTTACCTGTCCTATCGTAATGCCAGTACGTGGACAAAAGTATCCTACAATGGTGACGGGTAAAAAGGGTGGCGTGCCTTCTGGTAGCTATTTCACCCAGCTGGTTGACTCATTCACTAACACTGCATTAATATTTGCAGCATCCGCAAGATTTCAGCTTGGTCTTAAGGATGATAACGTTTATGTGTTGGGTGACGATTGCTTGTTTTTCTGTAACAATTGCTCTGGCGCGCAGTTGTTAGAACAAATTAGTGGATTCTTATGTAGTTTAGGATTCAAGGTGAACGCTGCGAAAGGTTCACACGGTGTTGCGACCGCGGACATTGAGTACCTTGGCAGAAGATGGAGAAATGGATTTCCACTCCGCAAGATGTCTGAAATAACAAGAGGTGCGCTCTATCCCGAGAATTACCGACGCTACAGTCCAGACAGAGCCATTCGCCAGAAACAGGCACTATCTGTCTTAAACTCCTATCTACTAACCTCGTATGTAGAGGACCCTACAGTAGGAGTGGAGTCGTTTTCATCAGTGTATCACATTACGCCATGGATGTCGAGTGGTCTAACGGCGTATCTGTTAAGTTGCGGAATGATACCTGGTGATACCTTAACGCGAGCCGTATTTTAGATGCGGAACGAAAGCCGTAAGGTGAGTAGGAAGTCAGG